AGCAGCGTGACCTACAGCTAGCGTTGTACTCGCACCCAATGCATCGTGGCAAAGGAGAGCGCGAACAATGCGAGCGCCATTTGGCAAAGAGAACATCTCGATAGTGTCCGCAGCCTGTGATGAAGCTTCAAAAGAAGCGTGGGCAACACGGAGAACACCACCAAGTTGGTTAGCCTTTACCATTTCGGTTGGATCGTCTTGAGTCAGATCAGTCCGTACATTTGAGTATACAGTCATTTGTCAGTCTCCTTATACAGATTCGTCACAAAGGATCTTGACTACTTTGTCTTCTTCCATGCGAGTCGCACCGAATGTAGCGCAGTAGTAGACCTGGGTTGAGTAAGACTTGTCTGCACGCTCGTCAATCTTAGCCATAACGTCCTTGCCAACAGCAAGCTTGATTCCGTCTTCAGCCCATGCAAAGCATGAACGAACACTAGAAGCAACGTCTAGGCGTGTAGATGTGATGAACTTGAAGCCCAAGAACTCATTGATTTCACCGCGAACCAAAGCACGCACAGTGTTGTAGTCAGCAGAAGTTACGTTTGTGTCATTCAACAATGACGCAACCTGCGCTGGGCCACAAGCAAGATAGCGAGTGATTGATGGATCAACAGACTGCTCATCAAGCAACTGCTTTGCAGTAATTAGCTTTGCAAGAGTAAGGTCAAGGTGAGTACCGCCACCATCTGTACCTGTAGAACCATCTTCAAAGATAGTCTGTGTACCAGGAAGAGTAGTAGAAGTTGCGCCAGACTTACCAGTCTTAGCTGTGCCAAGTGCCGCTTCGATGATTGCGTCATCCATTGCACGACCCATTGCAGCAGCCGCAGCCAGTGCATAAGTCGATGTTGGATCAATCAGCATGCGAACTTTGTCAGCGTCATCGATCAGGTCAGCCCACTCGTAAGTGTCCATTGTGACCATCCGACGCGAATGTGGAGTCTCGACCAGTGGTGTATCACCGTGGCGTGAAGAGCGCTTTACAGCAGCAGTCGCACCTACTTGGTCAAAGAAAGCCTTTTCACCAGTAACTGATTCTTCAGAAACTGAACCACGCAGCAAAGAGCCACGTTGTTGTGAGAGCAACTGTACGTTGCTACTAAACTGCTGAACAAAAGCAGTAGTTACCTGCGTAGACATAACGTCCTCCTATTGCAGTACCAAAACAATATTTCGTCTCGCTACCCTGCAATGCAGGACGATTATTCAGTTATCAAAAATTGCGGGGGCTTTTGCTTATCCCGTCTTGTTGTGCGGGCTGGCGCTTTTTCTTTGGGGCCTTGCGGTTTGTCCAAAGGTTGCAAACACCAGTCTACGCACTGTTGGGCAAGTTCCGTTGGATTACGGACCTGTGCCATTGTTGCGTGAGGAAGTATAACTTCCAACACGCGCAACTTAAACTCTCGATCATCCATTCATCATTTCTCTGAACTTCAATGCTTCATTGATGTACCAGTGATGCTCTGGATGTCTCTGATCCCAATAAGGCGATCCTTGAGCAGTCAACTCTGACAGCTTATCACGGGCTTGGTCAGGAGTCATACCCCCGTTTGTTTTAACGCCCTCAAGCGTATCTTCACCCAATCTTTCCTGCATAAATGTGCCGATGCTAGCCATCAACCGAATGACTTCAGGATTATCACCAAGCATTGTGCCGTCGGACAATTCCATCTCTAAAATCTCTGGATTGCCAAACTGCTCAACAACACCATTGCCTAGCGCTAGTTTGTCGTCAAAGGCTTGCCCAAACTCTTTACGCAACTCCGTTTCTACGTTCTGAACATAGTTGTTGTACTCAGTTTCCTGCATCTGAGCGCCATCAGCAGTTAAAGAGTTCCACTGGTCAGCAAGCGCCTGTGCTTGCATTGGCGTAAGCCCTGCTTGGTGCGCAGCGCCTTGGAACCAGCTTGCCATCTCCTCATCCATACCTACGCCTTCGGGCAGGTTATGGTTAATCTGATACCCATCAGGGCTATCAGGAGCGCCAAGCTTCGTATAAACCTCGCGCCAATCATCTGGTGTTGCAGACTTACCAGGTATTGCTACCTTGTCTGCGCCAATCATTGATTGAGCATGCACATAGCTCTTGGCTAGCGCACCTACGTCATTGATATGCTCTAGTGAACGATGACCGCGCACCTCTTCTGGAATAGCGTCACGCCAATCGCCAGACTGAGCTACCTCTTGTACAGCTTCTTGTACATCTGAGACTTCAGCTACCTGTTCTTCACTCATTTGTTTGTTCCTCTAGGAGATGATCCCGATCTAGCAGCATGGATTGAATAAACAACACGACTGTGCGCTGCCCTTCACAGTAGGCTGTATCCGTTGGTTCTGTTGAGAATACGGTCCCATGAATATGGAATCGTCTTTGAAGATCATCAAGGACAATTTTGCCATCGTCCGTATCAAATAGGTGCTTGTATGCGTTACGCAAATCATCAGGAGTCATTCAGCCTCCACGACTATCCGTTTGAATCATCCCATTTCAAAGTAATCGTGCCGGACATCTTGTTCTGCTGATTGTCTTCAGCGCGATCTCTTATACCTAATGGGGCTAATTGTCGCACATACTTATCTTTTTGGTCTACTTCGAGCCTTCTGCGTTGAACTTCAGCCATTGCTAGCTTTGGTTCAGTCGGCAAAGGTGCTTCGATAATGTCTATAATCTGATCTCGCAGGATCTCAGCCTGGATAGCTCGCGCTTTCCGGTACTGCGTATGCGCGTCATCGTCTTCTTGGACATGGCGCGTTACTGTTCGCCAGCTTGGAAGGTCAGATGCTTCGCAAATTTTTGTTAATGATGCGCCATCCATCAGCTCTTCGCAGATACGGGTCATCTGATCTTTAGTGACTCTAGGTCTTTTAGCCATCACATCTGTCCTACTGCTTTAACCATTGGGGCTGCAGCACCTGCGGCTTCGGCTGCCATCTGAGCTTCCTGCATTTCTTGCATTTGCTGCTGTTGTTCTGCGCGTTGAGCGCGAATCTCTTCAACTTGGCCTTCCCCGCGTATTGTTGTCGCAGGAACAGATAGAGTTTTGAGCAGGTATTTCGCCATGCCATCGACATCAATGTAGTCAATAGCGCTCTGGTCAATCTGAGATAGCGGTCCGAACAGCTCAAGCATCCGCAATGCATTCTGGATATCGCCTTGCTTTTGCGCCTTAGCCAGTGGAGAAACGTATTCAATCTCAATATTTGAGTCCTGCATGAACTCAGGGGCTGGCTGGAAAGCCTTTTGACGCACCATCAGGCTATAAACTCGATTGATAAGTGGTTGCAAAAGTTCCGCTTGGAGTCGTCCCAGCACCGGACCGAGTAGCCGCATTTTTTCTTCGGTGCGCTGCATCACCTCTGTTGCAGTCATCTGTGGGCCTTGAGACAGGATTAGCTGGTCAACATAGAACGCAGACTGGATTGCTTGTCTACGCTGCTCTTCCATATTCAAGCCCAGCGGATTGTTTGCCCCGATATTTAACGGCTCGATACGGTCACGCGTACCACTGCGATAGAAGTTAAGACCACCAGGTACTGTCCTGATTGGTAGTAAGAATCCGTCGTCAGGAACCAACAATGGTGGATCAACCTGCTTCTGTGCCGCACGAATGGTCACCTCGCTCATCTTATTGAGCATCTTGATATCAGGAAGCGCAGTCATTGCAGGAGATCGACCGTAGCCAATCTCAAATGATGCCTTCAAGAAACGCGGTGCAACATATGGAAACTCATCAAAGCCTGATTCTGACAAGACAGTCTTAGACTTTGGATCAATGTAAACAGATGCAAATGGTTTGTTCTTGGTATCAACCTTGATTGGATCACGCGCATCACGCGGGTATACCGCATGGATCAAGCGAATCTTCTCGTAAGGATTGGCTTCTGCTTTCTTAATAATTGAGCTATCTACCTGGTCACCAAAGCGATTAATTACAGCGCGGGCTGGCATATGAAACTCGCGGAACACTGTATCAACTCGTCCGTTGTCGTCTTCTGTTAGGAATAACTCACGACAGTGGCGGGTCTGGAATCGGATTTGGTTGTCTGGGTCTTGCTCGATAAACATCACAGCCGTACCAAAACAAATTAGATCGTGATACAGCTCATGGATTTGCTCTTGGAAGTTGGACCGCGCAAATGCCAGGTACATGTCGTCTTCGACAGACTCCAGCCATTCTTTCGCCGCATCATCCATATCCAGGTCACGGTTCTGGTATCTCAGTGAGAACCAGCGTGTTGATGCATTGGTCAGCATTCCATGCAATGAGGCCGACAAAAGTTCTGCCGCATGAATCGCAGTGCCATCAAAAACCAGTTCAGTGCGCTTGTCGCCATCTGTTCTGCGTTTTGTAATGTCTGCCTTTCGGGGTACGACGTAATCAGCAATCTCCTGCCAATGCGACTCCCACTGTTGACGTTGTTCAAACAGCGAATTAAATCGCTTCATTAAGAGACTTGCTAATTGGTCAGCCATCGTTATTCACCTAATAGTGTTTTGCGTGCTGTACGCGCTGTGCCTGTTACGCCACGCGCTGAAGTTTGGATGCCACGCGCTCTACGTCTGCGAGTTTGGTTGCTGTCGGCTGCCATCTCTGATCCGCCATACGCAACAGAAGCTTTCGGGGTGACTGATGGAGATGATGTGACCGATTCAGCTGCAGCTTGAGCAGGTGCCTTTGGCTTAACGGCAGCCTTTGACTTAACGACAGCAAGTTCTTCTCCACCCATTTGACTAAATGATTTTGGCATAATCCCTGCTGCTTGCGCTACCTGAGTAACAGGCTTTGCAACTGTTTTCACCGCGCGCCTTACAATTCTCGATGCTCCACCCATTATTACCTCCAAATGTGTGGTAGTTTCAAATCGACAAACTCAGAATTTTGTTTGCCGCCAACACGGAGTAACAAATCCTGATGCCAGTTCTCTGCGCGTACAATATCACATCCCAGTGAATACATTGCACCAAAGAATGAATTTACCACCGATCTGCGGAAAAACCGACCCTTATAGCCATCAAAGACCATTAGGTGAATAGCCCAAACACTTTCATTTTCAGCCATCCGGTAAAACCAGACATACCCTGCAATGTCATCACCATCCATACCCTCAAACACAATGGCGTAGTCGATGATCTTTTCATGCTCTTCAGCGTAGGGGTAATCTGTTTCAAACATCGCACCCACTAAACGCTGTCTTGATTCTTCCTGGTCAGCTAGAAGAGGACGTATCACGAGTACCGCCCATCAGTGAGCGCTTATAAACGCGCTCATCATCTTCCGCAGTAAGTCCACGCGGGCCAGTAACAATCGTTCTTGCACGACCAACGCGCTTTGGATCACGCATTTCAGCCTCAAGCTTTTTCACTTCAGCAGGTTTAACAGCCTTTACAGGCGCTGCTGGTGGAGCAGGGGGTGGCGGTGGTGGAGCTGGTACGCTCGGTTTTAAGAATCCCATTACAAACTTACTCCCAGTGGGTTGTAGCCATTGTCAGCAATTGCTTGTGGTGGTCTGTCGTAATCCATTCGAGATTCTCGCAAACCAACCGCAAGGTATCTAAAAGCATCCGCAGCATGCGATGACCAGTCATGCACTGGTGTCGATCTGAAGCTACGCGCCTTCTCATTGTATTTTCTATGATACTGCCGTAAACACTCAAGTCCATGCTTTGTGGCATCTCGATCAAACCAGCACCTTGGTATCAACATCTGCGCTGCATGAATGCCATCCTCTAACGGCAACTTCGG